GCGCCGGAGGTGGTGCAACTGCCGGCGCCAGAAGTGGTGCAGCTGCCCGCGCCGGAGGTGGTGCAGCTGCCGGCGCCGGAGGTGGTGCAACTGCCGGCGCCCGAAGTGGTGCAGGTGCCCGCGTTGTAATGGACATCGAGCGCGAAACCGACCCGCTCGACATCGCCACAGCGATGGAGACGCGCGAGCGCGAGGCCTGCGTGGCGGCTCAACTGGCCAAGCCAGGACTCAAGGCGACGGGATCTTGTCTGGACCCCGGATGCGGTGCGCAGCTGCCGGAAGGCCAGCACTTCTGCGGCAAGGAGTGCCGCGATTACTACGAAAAAACAGAGCGCATGAAGCGGATCACGGGGAAAGCATGAACTACGAAGCCTGGAAAATCTGGATCGACCTGGCGCAGTTCGCGGTCATGCTCGGCCTCAGCCTGATGATCCATTTCAGCAATAAAAAGCAGGTGGAGAAGAAGGAAATCAGCGAAATGGAAGCCCGTCTGACGCGCATCGAGACCGACACCAGCAACGCCCCAACGCATACCGATCTTGGCAAAATCTACGAGCGCATCGCCGGTACCGAGCACCGGCTGGGTGAGCAGATCAACGCCATCGGCGGCGCGGTCAAGCGGATCGAGGGCGAAAACGCCGCGCAGACCCGCATCCTGAATCTGGTCTATCAAAGCCTGGTGAAATGACATGAGCAAACTCTCGCAACTGGTCACTGAAGATCGCCGCCTGGCGATTTTGCGCATCCTGGAAGAGTCGGCCGAATACCGCTCAAACCTGTTTCTGATTCAGCGCATGCTGGCCGTCCTCGGCCATCCGGCGAGCCAGGATGCCATCAACACCGATCTGGCCTGGCTGGCCGAACAGGGCCTGCTGGTGCTGGAAACGGTGGGCGGCGTGGGCATTCCGCAGCTGCTCTCGCGCGGGCTTGATGTGGCCTGCGGCCGGGCTACTTCGCCGGGCGTGGCACGCCCGATGCCGGGCTGATCGCGATGTACGGCGATGACATGTTTAAAAGCTTGATGATCGCGCTGGTTGTAGGCGGCGTCGCCATCGGCTTTGTTCTATTCGTAATCGTTCCCTGGCTGTGGACGTTTATCCGGCCTTGGCTTCACTTCATCACGGCCTAACCATGTCACGCAAATCCTCCATCAAGCAGCTCGACCCGCGCATCAAGGCCGAGGTCGACGCGGCGATCCGCGACGACCGTGCCACGATCGACGACATCGTGGCGATCATCAGCTCGCTGGGCGGCGATGCCTCGCGCAGCGCGGTGGGCCGCTACAAGCAAAAGGCCGAGGAGCAGATGAAGCGCTACCGCGAGGCGCAGGAGGTGGCCAAGGTGTGGATCGGCAAGCTGCAGACCGACCCGGAGGGCGACGTTGGCAGGCTGCTGGCGGAAATGCTGCGAACCACGGCATTCCAGACCATTGGCGACATCGATGAGGCGACCCCGCAGGACATCATGTTCCTGGGCAAGGCGCTGAAGGATCTGGCCAGCGCGGACACGCTGACGGCGAACCGCATCATGGTGGTGCGGCGCGAGGCGGCGAAGGAAGCGGCGGTGGTGGCGGTCAAGGAAGCCAAGGGCGCGGGGCTTTCCGACGAAGCGGCCGAGATGATCCGCAAGAAGATTCTGGGCGTGGCGTGATGGAACACGCGCTGGCGAAGCTGCCTGCAGCCCTGCATCAGGCCGGTTTGGTCGAGCCCAGGGCGGAGCGGACGCCCGCAGCTCTGCTGCAGTATCAAATCGACTGGATAGACGACCAGGCGCAGGTCAAGGTGATCGAGAAATCGCGCCGTATCGGCTTGAGCTGGGCCGAAGCGGCCGACTGTACGCTGCTGGCCTCTAAAACCAGCGGCATGGACGTGTGGTACATCGGCTATATGAAGGAGATGGCCGAGGAGTTCATCCGCGACTGTGCCGACTGGGCGCGCTTTTACAACGAAGCGGCGGTCGAGATCGAGACGGTTGAGGAGGTCTTCATCGACGGTGATGAGCGGCAGTCGATCCTCACCTATGTGATCCGGTTCGCCAGCGGCTTCCGCATCACGGCGCTCAGCTCCAGCCCGCGCAACCTGCGCGGCAAGCAGGGCCGGGTGGTGATCGACGAAGCCGCCTTCCACGACCACCTGGGCGAGCTGCTCAAGGCTGCGCTGGCGCTGTTGATCTGGGGCGGCCAGGTGCACGTCATCAGCACCCACGACGGCGCCGAGAACCCGTTTAACGACCTGTGCAACGATATCCGCGCCGGCAAGGCGCCATACAGCCTGCACCGCATCACCTTCCGCGAGGCGGTGGCGCAGGGCCTGTATGACCGCGTCTGCCTGCGCACCGGCAAGACCGCAACCCTGGCCGAACAGGAAGCCTGGGTTGCTGGCATCTACAAGCAATACCGAGACAACGCCGACGAAGAGCTGGACTGTATTCCGCGCAACAGCGGCGGCGCGTGGATCTCGCGCGCGCTGATCGAGGCGCGCATGATCGATGTTCCGGTATTGCGCTACAAGCCGCCGGCCGGCTTCGCAGAATGGTCTGCCCACCTGCGCGAAGCCGAGGTGGCCGACTGGCTGAACACGACCGTGCTGCCGGTGCTGGCCAGGCTCGACCCCGCGCTGCGCTCTGGATTCGGCATGGACTTTGGCCGCCTGGGCGACTTGTCGGTGATCGATCCGTTCCAGGTGCTGGCGAACTTGACGCGGCGGTTTCCTTTCAGCGTCGAGCTGTCCGACGTGCCGTTCGAGCAGCAGCGGCAGATCCTGTTCTACATCACCGACCGCCTGCCGCTGTTTTACGCCGGCAATCTCGACGCGCGCGGCAACGGCCACTACCTGGCCGAGGTGGCGATGCAGCGCTACGGCGCCACCCGCATCGAGCAGGTGATGTTGTCGCAGACCTGGTACCGCGAGCACACCGCGCCGTTCAAGGCCGCGTTCGAAGACGGCACCATCGAGATCCCGCGCGACAGCGACCAGCTCGACGACCTGCGCGCGATGGAGGTGATACGCGGCATCCCCATGCTGCCCGCCACCCGCCGCACCGGCGACAGCGGCACCAGCCGCCACGGCGACTCGGCGATTTCGAAGCTGCTGGGCTACGACGCCAGCCTGCGCGCGCCGACCGGCATCGAATACACGCCCGGCCCCGCCAAGTCCAGCAGGTGGGACAGCGATTCAACCGATGACATGCCCATCCACGCGAAAGCGGGCTGGTAGGAGGACCTATGGCAATACTGGACGCACGGGGCAACCCGATCGAGCGCAAGACCCTGGCGGAGCCGCAGACGGCGAAGATGGCGTCGCTGCATCAGGAGTTTGCCGACCACCCGGCGCGCGGGCTGACGCCGCAGCGCCTGCACAGCATCATGACCAGCGCCGAGCAGGGCGACCTGACGGCGCAGTCGGATTTGTTCGAGGATATGGAAGAAAGGGATGCCGTCATTTTCGCCGACATGAGCAAGCGCAAACGCGCGCTGCTGACGGTCGACTGGCGCATCGACCCGCCGCCCAACGCCAGCGCGGCGGAAAAGGCGCTGGCCGAGTATGCCAAGGCGCAGCTGGACTCGATTGCCGACCTCGAGGACGTGATCCTGGACGCCTTAACCGCGATCGGTCACGGGTTTTCGTGCCTGGAGATGACGTGGGGCAAGATCGACGGCGATCTGATGCCGGAAAAGATCGAGCACCGCCCGCAGGCGTGGTTCACGGTCGACCAGGCGACGCGATCGCAGATCCGCCTGAAAGGCACCAGCATGGACGGCGAACCGCTCAACCCGTTCGGCTGGATCATGCACCAGCACAAGTCCCGCTCGGGCTATATCGCGCGCTCCGGCCTGTTCCGCGTGCTGGTGTGGCCCTACCTGTTCCGCAATTACAGCGCCCGCGATATGGCGGAGTTTCTGGAAATCTACGGCCTGCCGCTGCGCCTGGGCAAATACCCGGCCAACGCCACCCAGGACGAGCGCCGCACGCTGCTTAATGCAGTGGTCAACATCGGCCACGCGGCCGCCGGCATTATTCCAGAGGGCATGCTGATCGAGTTTCAGGAGGCTGCCAAGGGCCAGCACGACCCGTTCATGGCGATGATCGACTGGTGCGAACGCTCGGTGAGCAAGGCGATTCTCGGCCAGAACGTCGGCCACGACAGCGCCAGCAAGGGTTCGCTGGCAGGCTCCGAAGTCGACAACGAAGTGCGCAAGGATCTTCTCAAGTCAGACGCCCGCCAGCTGCAGGGCACGCTCACGCGCGACCTGATCTACCCGATTCTGGCGGTCAACAAAGGCCTCGGCGATATCCGCCGCTGCCCGCGCCTGGTGTTCGATTTCCGCGACGTGGAGGACCTGGGCGTGTTCGCCGAAAGCCTGCCGAAGCTGGTAGGCATCGGCATGAAAATCCCGGAAAAATGGGCGCACGAGAAGCTGAGCATCCCCGCGCCGGTAGACGGCGAGGATGTGCTGACCGTCGGCAATTTTTCCGCGCCGATTGTTCCGCCCGCAGCGGATAAGGAACCCGCCAAGGCCGCCCTCAAGTTCACCCCCTTGGCCGACGCCCTGCCCAGCGACACCAACCAACTCGCCGACGTCGTCGAATCCGCCGCCGCCCCCGCCCTGCAGGACATGCTGGAGCAGATCCGCACACTGGCGGAAAAAGCCGACAGCCTGGAGCAGTTGCGCGACTGGCTGCTCGATGCCTACGGCGAGCTGGACAGCAGCAAGATGGCCCAGGTGATGGCCACCGGGCTGGGGATTGCGAATTTGACAGGGCGGTATGACGTGGCGGCGAGCCACGGGATGCTGGACGATTGAAGAGGAAATAGATGATGGAGAAAATATTCTACGTAGTGATGGGTGGCCTTGTTTTGCTATCTTTTTTCGTCATGGCGAATCAGGCTATAGATTGCTCGAAGGCTGGTGGAACACTGGTTCGCGGCCTGCTACTGCTTGAGTGCATCAAGTAGGTGGCCAGGCGCGCCATAGGCAATTAAAAAAATGGGCCTCGAATTCATCTTCAAGCAGCCGTTTGCCGAGCAGGTCGCGTTCTTTCGCGGCAAACTCGGCAACCTGATCCCCACCGAATCGTGGCTGGACGTGCAGAAATCCGCCCACGACACCGGCTTTATGGTGGCCGGCGCGATGAAGACCGACCTGCTGGCCGATCTGGCCGCCGCGGTTGACCAGGCGATCAGCGAAGGAACGGGGATCGAGGCGTTTCGCAAGAACTTCGACCAGATCGTGGAAAAGCACGGCTGGAGCTACAAGGGCGAATACAACTGGCGCACGCGCACCATCTATCGCACGAACATGGCCAGCAGCTATTCGGCGGGCCGCCTGGTGCAGCTGAAATCCGGCAATTTTCCTCTTTGGACGTACCGCCACAACGACAGCGTGGCGCGCCCGCGCCCGCTGCACGTGAGCTGGGACGGCCTCACGCTGCCGTCGGACGATCCCTGGTGGGATACCCACTATCCGCAAAACGGTTGGGGGTGCCAGTGCTATGTGATCGGAACCACCCGCAAAACCGCAGAGCGAATGGGATGGCGGATCGAGAACGCGCCGGACGATGGCACAGAACCCGACGGCCGCCCGAAAGGCATCGATAAAGGCTGGGATTACCAGCCGGGCAAGACGACAACCGACCAGGTGCGCCGCGCACTTTCTGAAAAATTGCCAGATTTGCCGAAGCCTTTGGCCGATGCGCTGAGGAAAGACCTTGGTATGTAGGACCGATGAGGTGAGGAAAGAGGAAGCGACCAGCCGCGTGTTCCACCACGATGCTGACCATCGCACCCGCAGACTGCTTGCGAGATTGACCCAGGGCTCCCCCACCACGCGCGTGGCCGGGGCAGTCTACCGGATTAACTCAACGCGAGAAAGGCAGCAAATGCAGGCAAATCCAGTGATTCCGTGGCTTGGTGGCAAACGTCGTCTGGCCGACCGTCTGATCCCGCTGTTTCCACAGCACGAGTGCTATGTCGAGCTTTTCTGCGGCGGCGCGGCGCTCTATTTCATGCGCCAGCCTGCGCCGGTTGAGGTGCTGAACGACGTCAACGGCGATCTGGTGAACCTGTATCGGGTGGTGCAGCACCACCTCGAGGAGTTCGTCCGGCAGTTCAAATGGGCGATCAGCTCGCGCCAGATTTTCAAGTGGCACCAGATGACTGAGCCTGAAACGCTGACGGATATCCAGCGCGCGGCGCGGTTTTTCTACCTGCAGCATCACGCTTTTGGCGGAAAGGTTTCCGGCCAGAATTTCGGTATCGCGACGACGGCGCCGATGATCAACCTGTGCAGAATCGAGGAGAATCTGTCGGCCGCTCACCTGCGGCTGTCCGGTACCAACGTCGAGCACCTGGCCTGGGATGTGTGTCTGAAGAAATACGACCGCGCCCACACCTTCTTTTATGCGGATCCGCCGTACTGGGAAACTGAAGGCTATGGCGTGCCGTTCCCCTGGGAGCAATATGAGCTTCTGGCCGCTGCGATGCGGGGCTGCAAGGGCAAGATGATGGTGTCGATCAACGATCACCCTGATATCCGGGCAGTTTTTGATGGCCTGGTCATGCACGACCTCGGCATTAAATATAGTGTGGCCAACGCCCACGGCCAGCCGACCGAAAGCCGCGAGCTGGTGATCACCAATTACCAGCCGAATGTGATGGAGGGACTGTTTTAATGATCAGCATCCAGGTCGATGACCAAGAAATGCGCCAGGCTTTCACCCGCCTGGTGGCCAGCGCCAAGAATCCCCGCCCGGTGCTGCAGCAGATCGGCGAGCTGCTGGTCGATTCAACCAGGCAGCGCTTCGGCACTTCGACCGCCCCGGACGGCACGCCCTGGGCGAAGAACTCGGAAACCACGCTGATGCGCTATCTGGGTAAATATAAAGGTGCGTTCAGCAAGCGAGACGGCAAGCTGACCAAAACCGGCGCCGGCCGCGCCGCCGGCAAGAAACCGTTGATCGGCGAGACCAGCGATTTATCGCGCCAGATTCATTACGGCATTGAAGGCGGCACGCTGGCCGTAGGCAGCACCATGATCTACGGTGCCATGCAGCAATTCGGCGGAAAAAAAGCCGAATTCCCAAACCTATGGGGCGACATCCCAGCCCGGCCTTTTTTGGGAATCTCGGAACAGGACAGCCGCAACATCCTGGCCGAGATTTCCGACTACCTAAACCAATCCGCCCGCCCTTGATTTTTGTTTTTACGTGTCTCACCCTATGGGACGCTGTTTTATTCCCCCATCCCGTTTAGGTTCGATTTATTTCGCCAAATCCCATTTATCTCACCTCACCCTGTGTATTTATCTCACCCCCCGTCA